CCAGCGGAAAACCGCCGATACCGTCAAACAGGCTACCCATCGTAACAGGGCGAAGATATTGCGCACTGATACGCTTTGCCAGGAAATCCCAGAAGGGCAGGGCGATGGAGTTACCCAGTGCCTTGTAGCGCGGGCTGTCGCTTGGCTTGCGCAGTTTGCCCTTGCTGTCGCGCCACTCGCCAATGTCGGTCCATCCGTCCGGGAATCCTTGCAGCCGTTCGCATTCCATCGGCGTAAGCCGCCGAGCGACCGTGCCCGTCCTTATGGTGTTTTGCAGATTGTAGCTGATTCCGCCGTTTGATTTTGCCTGCAAAGTCCCGTTTGTTTCGCCGCCCTCGCAGAAGTTTCGGCAGTCAACGCTTGCAATATACGCCGCCATATCTTCACGGTATTGGTCATTCCCCTTTGCTCTCAACGTTGGCGAGATTTCACTCGATACGACCAGCATATCGTTGTAAGCGTCTTGCCCGTTATAGCTCCCAGCGTGTGCACCGGGTGAAAGCGTACCCGTCGTTTGCTGATACGTCAGCGGCACTTGATTGCCGCCTGTTCCCATACGGGCTTGCAAACTCGGAACGATCTCGCCGCAGTCTCGCTGAGTTTCCATGCAGAAAATCGTCTGGTCATTCCCTGTCCCAAGCGTCCCGCTTTTCTCCTCCTGCACTAAAGCGCCTTTTCCTCCTCCGTCACATCCTCCTCTGATTCGGACTGCATAAGAAGCACCGTCTTGAGCATCCCCGGCAAGTCTTTCCCGCGCCGTTCCGCTCTCCGCAGGATGCCTTGACACGCTTTTGCGCTCAAAGAGTATTTCTCCTGCGGTGTCTCCTCCAAAATCTGCGACAACCGAGATACGGCGGCGGC